CAAACAAGTTCTTCCGCTAAGATTTGTCCATCAAATCCAGCTACTTGATTAAGTGTGTTTTGGCTAAACTTCGCCATATGCTTCTCCTATGCTGTCTCGCATCTATCTGCCATGCTATCTCGCAGTTGCAGATCGAGTTGTTAATACTGTATTTATGCTTTCTTAACTAAGATAGTTTCGTCCACATACCGCCGATTCCACCTGCAGGCGCACCCAATGCTCTATATGAACCATCTGACACATATTGTGCGTTTGCATAATTACCATCTGACGAAGTAACTTGTATTTTTGGTGATATGCTAAATTGTGCTTGATTAGTAGTTAAACTAATTCTACTTGATAATATATTATCTTGGCCATCTACCCATGCGGCAGAGTAAGCGCCTGTACCTGCATTTGTAGTACCTATAGTCCAAGGACCGCTAATTACAGTTGCATATCTTATTTCATCACTGCCACCATCAAATGCGACCCAGTAAGGATCTGCCCATATAAGTTTCTGATAGTTGCCTGATCCAAAACTAACTTGAGTCCATGTGCTTCCTCCTGGTAATCTATATTCAATTCCTTGATCATATAGTGCTACATAATAGCCACCGTCATATATTAAGTCACGGCAATCATTTGCTGTTAAACTGTTGCCTGCTGTCCATGTAAGACCACCAGATGTACTAATTGCAGTACCACCAGTTGCATCTGCACAGACAAATTCATTTGAGCCACCGCCAAGTGCGGCTATGTGAAGCCAACTAGGGTTTGATGAACCTGGCATTGGTGAACTACCCCATGTAACACCGTCATCTGTTGAGTATGCCGCTCGGTTATATGCTGGTTGAGTGGTACACAGTACAAAGTTACCATCTCCATATGCCAAGTCTTGCCACAAGCCTGAGTTAGGTAATGTTGAAGTATTCCAGGTAACTCCAAAATCAGTACTATACGCAGATACTGCTGTACCGCCATCAAATATAACTAAATTAGTTGATCCTTCTACTGGTCCTCTAAGAGGTGTACACCCTGTTGTAGCATAGTTGGTCCAAGAGTTACCATCTGAAGAAGTACCTATAGTTTGTCCACCTGTTACAGTCGCCGCCCAAAAGTTTGCGTCACTTAAAGCAGTTACATCTAAAATGTTACCTGTAATATTAGTTGTAATTGTCGCAAAAGCAGTAGGATCAGTTCCTGGTAAAATTGCTAAATTTGCTCCTGGTTGTACAACACTAGTTGAAGGTATCATTTTTCCTACAAAGATGTCGTTTATTTTAATATTTGCAACACTATCCCATTCTGTAGTGCGTGGTAGAGTTGAAAAAGTTCCGTCGCCTAATAATACATTAGCAACATTGCCATCTAAATTAAGTGATGCAATGTTTCCTGCACCAACTACATTTGCTAAAGCAACTGAGTTTGCGACTGCCGCGAATGGAACTTCACTTACGTTAGCACCAGTAATGTTAGATAAGCCATAGCCATCACCAAAGAATGCACCAGATGTAGATGTGATATCACTTACAACATTTAAGTCTGTGGGCAGATTAACAATGCCTGATACATTATCATATGTAAATCCAGCATTACCACCAAAAACACCTGCATCATTGTACTGAATTTGTGTGTTAGCTCCACCCGGGTTACCTGTTCCACCGCCACCGCCGCTTTGTGCTGTCCATGCAAGAACACCAGTACCGTCAGTCTGTAGAACATATCCGTTAACTCCGCCGTCAATTTTTAAGTTAGCAAGATTAGTAAAAGTTAGATTGCCACTAGCAACAACTGTGCTTGGGACACCACCAAATACATTAGCGTTGTTAAATTGTAATTGACCATTTGTGCCGCCAGGAGGTGTACCTAAAGGGGCAGTTGTGTATATGCCTAAATTGATAGGCTCTACTGTTATATTTTGATTAATTGAACTTTGTGTAACATTTAATTCTATCGGTTCAACTACTATATTTGCGTTGATCTCAGACATTATTGATACCTAACTATAAATCCTAGAGGCTCTCTTGTTTTATTAACCAACCCACTAACTGTATCTGTACGATCAATTAAAATAGTCGTAATAACTAATATTGTAGGTGTTGATTTACCTTCTACTAAAGGTACGATAGGAGTTGCAACAGGCGTTCCTGTTCCACCAGTAATTGTACTAGGCATATAAAGATATCCAGTTCCTGCTGGACCACTTACAGTCGCAACTGCTAAATCATCAGTGTATGTTCCAGCACCAGTGCTTGGTTGAGGATCAGGGCTTAGTGTAATATTACCTAATTGTATCTCTCCTGCTTCATCATTATATATAACAGTATCAACAGAATAAAAGCCTGCCTCTACTCCTAGCGTCCATGTACTAATGTCAATGGCTGTACCAACTGCATCTGTAAAATTAAGTCCAATTGTATATGCCTCGCCTGTATAGATTTCTAGGCATTGCATTTCTGTCCCGGCGAAGACAATCGTTTTAGCGCCTGATAGTAGTAAACTCATAGTTGTTTCCTGTTAATGTTGTATTTATTCATATTGTTTGTTTATAAAATTCTGTTATTCAATTCTTGTATCATATATTCTTATTCCGGCGCGAATAGAAGTTACTTGGGCATCAGAAGTTAATATTCTCCAATAGATACCAGCTCCATTGAGTCCAGCTCCACCTTGAAGAGCGACAATCTCAGTCAAGTCAACGTTCGTAATCTCACCAGCTTGTAAATCTATTATGTGTGTGTCATCTACTCTGAACAATTGTTGAGTGTCAAGTCCTGGAGTAGTAATAAACGATCCATACGATAATTTGCAATCAACGTTACAAAACAATCCAGCCTGATATCGCAATTCAATAAAGTCATTTGCAGGCACATTGTAATAAGTGCCGTTAAGAGTCATTCTTTTATATTCTACAGGCCAGACCTCACCAAAGTTTCCACCCATATCATCTCCTGAACCGCCTGACCATATAACAGTATATGCTGGTTGAAAAGGTGCTAGAGAAGTTTCAAAGAATCCATTCGCTACAGTTGAATATCCTGACATATAAGGATTTATATAGTTTGGGTCAATAAGATTTGCTGTACTAGTAACAAATTTTGTAATATTAAAAGCATCTGTTGAATCTAATAGAGTTAAATTACCACCTGAACCAATTGTAGTATTCCAATTGACTGGAGCAGTAGTACTACCTGTTGGTGTAGATGTATTTGCAGCCACATAAACATAGTTTCCTACTGATAATGCCGCTCCCGTGCCTGGACCTAAATTGTCAAAAGTAATAGTACCATCTTTTATTTCTCCACCAGTTACACCACCAGCTGAATCATCACCATTATTTGACCCTAAATCACTATCAGAATTTGTGTAAGTGACACTAACTGTTCCATTTGCAAGAGGTACTGTTGATCCATTACTAATTAAAAATGAAGTGGGAGAAACAATCTGAGTAATATACGTTTCAGGAGCCATATCACCAGAATCTGCGGAAAGTACTAATAACGATCCGCCAGTAGCAAGATTACTTACAGTTGGCGAATAATTTGCTTGCCAACCTGATCCACCAAAAGCTGTACTAACATTTGTAAGATTCAAAGTCTGTACGTTAGTAACTGAAGGTCCTGCCCATGTAACAAGACTACTTGCTGGACCATCTTTACCCTGCTGATCGTTTTTAGCAGTAACAGACCAATAATAATCTCCGGCTACCAGATCAGTCATTTCAACTGTAAAGATTGTGCTAACTGTACCTGTACCTGCGTCAGTACCAGTAGCAATAAAATCAGTTGGATATACACTACCAGCGCCACTACCGATACCAGTTGCTACAAATATTGTACCTATGTTACTGTCTGGAGCACCCCATAAAGTAAAGTCAGTGTTTACTGGATCAAAAATAATGTATTGTTTTCCGGCAATCATAAAACTACCTGGATTTGGGCGAGTGCCTAAATCAACTACTGAAGCACCTATACTTGTCCAGTTTGTTGTACCTAATGTAAGAATACTGTATTCTTTGCCGATTAGCAGTTCATCTGAACCTATATTTGCAGTTAATGGATCACCATTAGCATTTGATCTTGTACTATAAAATGCATGTGTTGTAACATCAGCACTATTACCGTAATTAAAATCTAAGTAATTAGTTAAACCTAGATTAGGGACAGTTCCTGTAATGTTAAGAACTCGTATTGAGCCTTCTTGGTTAAGATAAACTCTAGGTGCTAACGGAGTATCAAAAATGTTCGGATTAGCAATACCTAAGTTAGGATCTGGTTGAAAATCTAAGATAGCACGATCAGCGTAGATTGTATCGTTGTATTCAAACGCACTAACTCTTACGCCTAGTGAGCCATCGCTGTATTTTTCTTCAGATACATTTGCAACTCTAAAAAGTTTACCTAGACCACTGCTTAATGTGTCCCAACCATAAACTTCTTGTTTGATGCGAATGACATCTCCTGCTTGTATTTGTATGCCTGAGTAATCTAATTGAAAACTAACTGTTAAGTCTTCTCTGCCCTGTAATAAGCGTCTCACGCCTAAGTAGATTGACTGTACAGAGTTATTAACGATAGGATAGTCAACATCTAACTTATTGACTGCTTCGTTAGGGGACATAACACCAGGAACATAATCTTGTAATTTAATTAATTGATAATCAGTTTGATCTCGTATAGATGCGTTAGGATATGCAACTTCAAGTTGATTGAATGTTTCGTTTAGATTGATAGGAGCAACATCTATGCCTCCTACTAGATTACTTGAGTCAATTAAGAATAAGCTACCGATTGTAGTGTAATCAGTGTAACTTTGATTGATAATTACACTCCATTTGCCTGCAAATTCATCGTATTGTAACCATGAATCTGCTGAATCTACCATAATTTGTAAATTGCTTAAACAATCAGTTCCTGTTGCTAAAGGACCATCAAGTCTATATCTTGCTTGTTTGTCCGTAGCAGGATCCGCCCCATACACTATATCTTCTGCTGAATAAACATCTAATGCAGTCAAAGATGCAGTATCAATTTGATCTGTAGGGATAGCACACCCATATCTTGTGTTTTCCATGTAATCTTTAATACATGAACCTGGTTCACTTAAACTATTTGTAAGTCTTGCAGTTACTCCACCTAAAGATGTTGTTCCTTTCTCTGCATTGTACTTGACTCTGATAATAGCAAATGCAGTATTACTCATTAAGTCTGTAGCTGTCCAGCGTTGACCAACTGGTATCTGTACATCTTGCATGACCTGTTGAGCAGTTTGGTATGTGTTTTGTCCTACTACATCTGCTCCATTAGGAAACAAATAAATGTTGATCTGACCAGACATCTTAGTATCTGTTGTTGGAGGTGTTGTATTGTTGACTAATCCAGTAACTGCTCCATTAAAGCCAAAGTTAACTTTAAGTCCGTTGTAATAAATGTTACTTGTATCAAAAGTATAAGCACCTGTGTCTGTAACTTCTGCCATAGCAACACAATACCACATAGTTTTGTTGTCTTGGCTGATCTTTGCGTCTGTTACACTACCACCAACAAAAGCACTACCGTAAATAACAGGTAATTTGTTTTCTGTAGCTGGAGGTAATTGAATCCTTGAGCCGCCATTACCGCCACTTGAGCCGCCCTTCATCTGACGCTTCATTAGCAGACGAGACGCACCTACTGATAATAGTGTTGAACCTATTACAGTGAAAATAGTAGCCGCAGTACCTGTAATACCAAGTGCTGTTACTACTGCCGCCGCTATTGCTGTAAATATTGCCATATTACGTTCCTATTACCCAAACTTCTTCAGTTTTTCTGTATCCTAAGTTCTCAAATTTTATTTCGTCTAAATCTTCTGTCTTTGTGACTGTATATGTTGTTATTTTATCGTCTTTGATCATTTTATCGCCTATTTCTTTGTATCTTATTAACATCTTGTAACAAGCACTTGATTTGCGATGAATAGGGTCTACATAAATCAACATTTCATTCAATACTATTTTATCTGGGTAGAAAATGTTTGGATTCTTAACTGCTAAGATAATACCAACTAATTTCTCTCCGTGTTCTGCTACTATTGCTACTCCACCACCTAATACAATGTGATGATACAATTTATTGACGTATTCTAAGTCTAATTCACCATAGTTTTTTAGATCAAGTTCAACAGCATTATAAAAATCGCTTACTAAATCTATAACTTTAGGTAAATCAAATTTGTCTGCTTCTCGTATTATCATTTTTGTTGCGAATTCCCTTGATCTCCGCCACCGCCGCCGCCGCCACCTCTGCCGCCACCGCCACCTCTGCCGCCACCGCCTCTATTTCCACCACCAACAGTTGTTTTAGATGATGCGTCACCACCGAAATCAAAGTTGACTCCTGAAATAGAATAAACTCTATCCATGCTAGTATCTAATGGATCAAACACTTTCCAACTTTCTTCGTTTGTTTTTCTACCAGCAATACGATTGCCTAAGACATTAACATAACTACTTGCTGAAACAGCACATGAAAAAGTATCTTCGTTGCCCTGACGATCTTCTTCTATGCCATAAGAAGTAATAATACCTCTAAATCTAATGTATGAATTGCCTAAAATACCTGAATCATCGTAAAATCCACGACTAATGAGTATTTCACTTCCTCTAATCTTTGTGCCTAACACTAAAAAGATGTTATCTGCACCGATACCTGATAAAGCAACAATTGTATCACCAGATGTGACTCTTAAATCTCTGTTTTGTGAGCCAACTGCTAACAGACCACCTAATGGGGTATAAATTTGCCCATCAATTGTCTCTGGCTTGTATGCACTACTAAATGTATAGATTGATGTGTCAGTTGGGTCAGCAAAATCATTAAAAACAGTAAGTTTTACAAACTCTGCTGACGAGATCGTAGGCGTATTTTGAACTTCTGGTATATTTTGAGTCATAATTAAGCCGTCGCTACCCATTCATATAAGTTAAAGTCATCTGACCATGAAAGTAACGCATTATTTGTAGTTGTCGTTGTAGTTCCACTTTGTATTGATGAATATCCACCAGGTACTAGTGTATAAGTAGGCATGTTAGGACAAAACATCTTAAATTGACATGCATTTCCTATTGTAAGTCCTTGTCCTGCTACAGAAGACGTAATAATATTAGGTCTATTCGTAATAACTTGTACAGTTGTCCCTGTGCCTCTTGTAACTTGCGTAGTAGATGTAAAAGGATATGTATTGTTTCCTATTTGAATTAAATCATTGGGTTGAAATAACACTCTAGTTGATGCCACTGCTGGCAAATTAGTTAGTGTTAAAACATTACCAACAAATCCACTAACTAAATCCACTGTAATAGCGTTTCTTTGAGCAGTACTCATAGTACCTTGATACTTAAAGATCCAAGACAGACATGCGTTGTCACCAAATGTGATAACTTCTGGTGTGTTTCTATCTAATGTATCTAATGCTTCAATTAAATCTCTATTAGTCTGATATGGTAAACTGGCAGGCATTGATAATGTCATTCTCCATGGATTAAATGTTGGAGTCTCAGACGTTCTCGCTATCTCGTTTCGTGTAATTTGTATACCAACAACTTTTCTGCGATCAATATTGAGAGCATTGCATTTGTTGATAATTGTTTGTAAGCCTGCCATAAGTAAATCCTATTATTTCTTTGAGAAACTTTTTAATTCAGTTACATTTCTCAATTCTGATCCAAAGCCAACTGCAAACATAAAAAATGTAAGTGGTAAAAACCAGAGTGATATTAAACCTAACATGTGTCCCCATGTTAAAGATATTGCACCTAAACTAAAGACGTTTAGTGTGCCTGTTTGTGGTACTTGTTTTTCGCTTGATATTTTCATTTGTTTCTCCTAATTAATTTGTTGTTTAGCCATAAGGCATTTCTTTTTGTGCCATTTGCACAGTACCGAGTAATGTTTTACGATTCTCAGCAAACAATTGTGCGACAGATTTAGCATCTACAGCACTGATTGAATTTGTTATGTATGTATTATTTACTGTTCCGCCACCACCTAATTTATTATTAGGAGTGATTTGACCTGATGAGTTAGGAACGAACAGTTCTGGTCCTTTCTCACCGACCATGTAAGGTGTGCCACCTTGTACAGGTCCGCCTTGTGCCCTACCAAAGATTTTACTAAAGAAATCTCCTATGCCAGTACCTGAAGCAGAACTAAGTAATGTACCCATTAGTTTTTGTATTTGACTTCTAAGCAACATTTCTACCATGCTATCTAATAAGTCTTTAAATGATAGTTTACCTGTCTTAGCAAAATTAACAAATGCATCTTCTACGCCTTTAGTAAATGTATCAAATACTTCTTTTGCTTTATTAGCATTATCAGTTGCGTTTTCAAGGAAATCATTTAATGCTTCCTTCCATCCCGTAGCCCACAGCCTAGATGCTTCATAAGACTCAGTTGCCGCTTTTTTGTTCTTTTCTAAGCCTTTGTTTGCCGCTTCATAATATGCTTCTACTTCTGAAGTGTTTAATGGTCGTCCTATTCTTGCTTCTTCTGCTTGAATTGCAGCCAATGCTGACGCTTTTGCGGCTTGCTCTAAATCATAATATTTTTCTTCAAGCGTTGTCATTCCCATAGTAGCAAGTTCGTTTTGTGCGTCTTGCAACTGTTTATTCAAATCAATTTGTTGTCTTATTGAAAACTGTTCTAAAACGTTTGCTCTTTGTTTGTCTAACAAAGCATTAGTTGTGTCTTTTACTGCCTTTAAGTTGTCGTCATAATTGTCGTTTAAGTCTTTAAGTTCTGCTTGTAATTTAACAGCACTATTTCTTACTTGTGCATTGTTGCTTAATAATGCTTTTGTAATCTCATCATTTAATTGTTTCTTTCTTTCTAAATATGCTGTTTCAAACGAGTCAAGTTCCCTTAACATTGTTGCTTGTTCTTCACCGGCACCTATTAATGCTTTTTCTAAGTTAAGAGATTTTAATTGTTCAGCGTTGCGTTTTTTATAAGCATCTGTTCCTTCTTTAATAGCAAGATTTAATAATGTTATTTCGTTTGCTAGTTTTACCGCAGTAGCCGCCGCACCTTCGCCTGATCCAGCAGTGTCATCTAGGGCATCTCCAAATTTACCTAGTTCTTCTCTAAAGTCTTCTAAAGATTTTGAAACATCACTCTCAGCGTCTCCTAAAGACTGAAAGTCCTCTACTAACTTGTCTACGCCCAAGAAAGCAAGAGCACCAGCACCTAAAGAAACTATAAATTCAGCCATTCCTTTTAGTTCTCTAGCCGCAAAGCCTGCACTTTTTGCTAATCCGTCTATAACAGTATTTTTTGGAGCTCGTTTTAATTCTTTTCCAAAAATTCTTGCAACATATCCACCAATAACTTTAAGGGTTGTTCCAAAGTTTTTCAGAGATAGATAGGCTTTGGATGCGGCGGTGCCTACAAAGGCGAAGGCGGCGCCTGCACCTCTAATTATTTTTCCAACTACAGTAAATGCGGCTAGAGCGGCTCCTATTTTGAACACAGTAGTTAGAGGGCCTATAACTGCTTTAGCATTGTTGCTAAGATTATAAATTTGAAATGCAATATATTCAATAGCACTAGCAAATGTACTACTAACATTTCCAGCGTCATCAACTTCTGCAAATAATAATGCAAAGGATGTTCTTAATGAAGTAAATGCTTCACCAAGTGTCGGCACTCGTTTTTCAAGTTTTAATATTCCTTCTTTGTCCATGCGATCTAACGCATCAACAATAACTTGTGCTGTTACTTTACCTTGTGACGCAAGTTTCTTTAACTCACCAACAGTTTCTACACCCATGACTTCAGCCATCTTTTGTGCAACTGGACCCATTGTTTCAATAACAGAGTTTAAATCTTCACCTTGGAACATTGTTAACGAGAACGCTTGACCAATGTTATAAATGGCTCGTTCTGCTTCTTGTGATGTAGCACCAAACAAAGCAAACGCTGTTGATAGTTGTTGAGTGAATTGACCTGCGTCATATAAAGATAGACCCATGCTGTTAGCATTTCGTCCTACTTTTGTAAACAAGTCTCCAACTGATTCTAAGTTTTGACCTGTTGATATAGAAATAGCAGCCACTGCTTTGAATGCTTTTTCTGCTTCATCAACATCTGGTATGAATGATCTAAGTTTAGTTTGTAGAGTTGTTAAATTATCAGAAAACTGACCTAATTCTCGTACACTTAACGCGGCGGCAAGGCCTGCAACAGCTTTTGTAAGTCCAGACATACTCTTTTGAGCGCCTTTTGTATCTACCTGAACTGTATATTTTAAGTCTGCCATCTGAGTTTCCTGTTATTTCTTAAATACCTTCTTAAGAATTTTCTCTACTTCTTTAATAGTAGGATCTGTCATTCCTTGAGGTGCTTGTTTACTGGATCCTTTATCTAATTTTCTAGCATAAGGATAATCTGCTACAATAGTATCTTGTCTTAAACTTGTATGATTACGAGCATACCCATCATCAATTGGAGTATTCTTTAAGAAAACTTTAAATGCTTGTTTAGGAAGTACACTTAATTTTTTGTTAATTTTGTTAACACTAGGTGTAATCCTATCATAATCTTTTTTAATTTCCATACTATTATTTACCCATTATATTTAATAGTTCTTCGTTAGTATAATCGGGTACAGGAGCAAGACCATCCTTACTGTTTGCTTTTTTATGATAATAATTTTCAAATGACATAGCCGCATCCATTATGTATAAATCAAAAGTGTCTGCTTCTCTAATCACTTGACTAGGAAGCATACCATATCTTTTACCTATAGTATCAATTTGCATAATTGATGTCATTTTAGGTGAATCAATTATTATTCTTTCGCTTGTTACTTTCCCAGCAGTTCGGTGACCTTTGCAATTGCTTTCATTAGCACTTTAGTTGGTAACACATTATTAGGGGTTATTATTTCTTTTCCTTTGTTATCTAAAATTAATTTTCTAACAATATCAATAATGCCGTTGTTATTATCAGCATCTACTGTTAAGTTAGCTAATTGCATAAAAATTTCTAAAGGTTGTCTATCCCAAGTATAAAATATTAATTCTTCGCCGAATTCTTCTACGATTTCCGTATCGTCAAGTAAGACTTCGATTAGTTGGGGTTTTTGTGTAATTTCTGAAAGTTTCATTTGTTATTCCTTAGTGAGTTGTTAATATTGTATTTAGTCTTTGCCATTGTGGCTTTCTAGTAGCTGATTTAACAGTGCTAGTCTAAATTGTTGTTTTGCTTTGAGTTGACGAACAGTTTGTCCCATGTTATCTAACATAGGTATCATTTTTGCTTCGTCGCCGATTAATGATCTGAGTTTTTCTTCGTCTGTTTTTAACCAGACATCGTTTGAATCGTTCATTTGTTCTCCTTGAGATCAATTGTTAATTATATGCCTAGGACCGCATGTAATGCGTTCTAAGCGATTCTTTGGTAGAGTCTATAGTAAGACTCAAATAAAAGCAGAGACGCTGTTTCCAGCGTCTTTGCGATTGTCTTTTACAAGTTATTAACTAGCAATAGTTCCGACAGTAAAGTCACCTGTTACAGCGATCTCCATTGCAGATACCCATACAGGGCTATCTGGTGAAACAGTAGGAGCAACGGAAGTAATATATCCGAGTCCTCTGTACCAGTAAGCACCCACAGTAGGTGTAACTAAGTCACCATTCATTACTAGAACGAATTGTACTAACTGCTTAGTTGATGAAAGACCGTTAACTCCATAGTCAAGTGCGTTGACAGGAGGTACAGTTCCATCACCAAAGAAACCAGTTGGGTCAATAACAATATTCGTTGAAATAGAGTTATCAGCCGGTGTAGTTACTTTGTTCATATCTTCTGTGCAGAAATCTACCCATGAGAATATGCCAGTACTATTGTTGACAGTTATGTCTTGTAAACAAGTTACATCTAATGCTTCTTCATCAGTTACCCATGTAGGTGAACCACTACCCGCATATAAATCTGCGATTTGTGTGTTCGTTGTTAGGTAAATGTGAGGATGTGATCCTTGTGTATTTACGGTTAAGTTTGCCATGATTTGTCTCCTTTAAGATTGATAGGCGTTATTAAATTCTAGTCTTGTTAAATTAAATGTATAGGTGTGTATTTCACTTTTATTACCAATTGTAACATCTCTGTTATATTCAACTGATGTATATCCATCAAAGAAATTGAGGTTTCCCGCAAGATTATTGACAGAGTTTAATATGACTGGTGCTTGTGGATCGTTCTGATACGATATGTAGAGAATATTAAATTCATCTACTGCATCATACATTGTCCCACATTGCTGTACTGCTAGTGTATTGACTGTTCTGCTGTTCTCAGTTACATCATCGACATAAAGTCCATATGCAATTGTAGAGT